GCGACCACAACCTCCGCTTGTTCCCGTGCCTTCGCGTTGCCTTGGTATAGCGGCATTGCTCCGACCACGGACTTGATGCGATCCATATGCGACTTGGTGGTCAACTCGTCGCGGAACTTTGTGAGATCCGCAAGCTGGCTCTGGATCCGCATGAGATCTGATCGGGTCTGCTTGGTGACAGGATCCAGATCAGAGTCATCGAAACTTGCATCGGTTTGACCAACTCCGATCTGACGACCATGCAGTTGAGACGCACGTCTCTGAACTTCTGCAAGGGCGGCTTCGGGGTTGGTGCGCATTAGGGTCTCCATCTGCTGCGCGAACTCAATAGCTCCAGCATGCTGCTGCTTGAGCGAGTTGGCTTCTTGGAGACGCTTCTCAGCGGCAGACGCCATCTGCGCACTGCGGCGCAGGTCAGCGACTGTCGTGTCCATCTCGCGGCCATCCACCTTCAGGCGGACGACTGCATTGTCTTGTGCGTAGTTGATCGGCTGTGCGGGTTGTTGTTGGTCGCTCACGGGATCACCTCAAAGCCGGCAGCAGCGGCGCGGTTGTTGGCCTCGGTGCGGCCTTGGTTTTGAACGGGGGAAGCAAGTTCGTTAGCGCGTGTCTCACCTTCAATGGCGGCACGCTTAGGGTCTTTGGGACGACGCCACAGCCAGCGCGGTTCAACTTGGAACGAGCCAGGCTTACCGGCGAGCATCTCAACCGGCAGCTTGGTGCGCTGACCGTAGTAGCGCAAGCAAACTTGGCACACGACGTCTTCGTACCAAGCCGACTCAAACTTCGGCTTGTAGGCAGAGTTCCATTCGCTGGGTTGGATTACACCATCGGACGGATTGTGCTTGAGGTACACACCGTGCGAAGGCTGACCTTCGGGGTGCGGCACGCGGCACTTGACGAAGAACGTGTAGATCTCGTTCTCCTTCGCCTTCTCCGCGTCAGTGCGCTCCTTGATCTCCTTGGCGGTCTTGTCGAGCAGCGACTCAACGTTGTACGCCTCGACTTCGTTCTCACCGTCAATGGGGAACAGAGGCGTTAGGCGGTTGGTGCTTTCGGCAACAGCGGCGCGGGACGACGACAGCTCTTTGAGCTGTGCGGCGATATTGGCGGCATCGGCGTGTTCTTCACGCTTCATGCTGCGGGGCTTGATGGGGTTGGCTTCGTTCATAGATCAGAAAGTAGGTTGGGACGCTTGGCCTTTTTGGCCTGGGATGCCCTTCATTGCTTCAGCCATTTGCATGGCTTGCATCTGGGCTTGCTGGATGAACATTTGATGCTTCTTCCAGTGGTCAGTAATCAACGCTTGAGTCTGCACGGGGAGCCGCTTGAACTCAGGCGTGTACATGTAGGCGATGATGACGGCGGACTCCTTGGCGTGGTCTTCCCACTCCATGACGGGGTAGCCCTCGTCGCCATACTTGAGCGGATCCTTGATCATCTCTTGGATCTCCCGCTCTTGGTTGCGCTCCGCTTGCAGCGTGCGCTTGATGAACTCATCGCTGGTGTTGTAGTGCAAGCCCTTGAGGATGAGAGCGCGGGTCTGCTCATCAAACTGCGGGTTGAACGCGCCGGCTTGCAGAGCGTCGAGCATCTCTTCGCGGCCAGACGCAACGGTGTCCGCAACGCTGGGGTTGCCAACGATCACGAAGTCATTGCGCAAGTCAGCGCCGTTGAACTCCTCGACTACCCACTCGTTATCCTCGCCGAGGTAGCGCATGAGGCGCTTCTCGCCGTAGTACATCTTGCCAAGCGCGAGCGCGATCTTGCCGGCGTCACGCACAGTGCGCAGCGTGCTCTTGCCAGGCACGGTGAGGGTGATGAACCGCTCCTCGTTAATGGCACGCACTGCACTGCCGGAACGCAACTGACCAGGCAGTCCCTCTGCGTTGATCTCGGACTGCGCAGCAGCCTTGTTGAGGTCGTCTTCGCACACATTCATGAACCGCGCCACATCCGGCGGGATCTGCGGCGGCGGCCCGTGTTGCACCTTGAACGACGACACCTCGTTGACTTGGTAGATGCGTCCACCACCAACAGGCATGTTGTCCGTATCGATGCCGGCTTGGTCGCCAACGTAGGTGTTGGGCAAGCCGAACGTCTCCATGAACCGCATCATCACGGTGCGCGATGCGTTCAGGTAGTACTGCGGCCCGATGAGGTCTTCGACAAGTGACGCGCCCCAGAACCGACCAGGGTGCGGACACCAGTCATCCTTGACGTACGGGATGTGCGCCCAGCCGGTACGGTCTGCTGCGTACGGGTTGTCAAGTCCGCCTGCGCGGTTGAGGTTGAGGATGCGACCGCCGGCGTACACAACGCGCATACCCTTGGGGTACTGCTTGCTGGGGCGCTGCCACAACTCGACGTACTGCGTGCGCTTGCCGCGCTTGTCTTCGGGCTGTGCCCAGTCTACGAGCGAGAGGCCGCTACCGTTCGACATGAACGCGATGGCTTCTTCGTAGTTGCGCAGACCAGCGTCTGCTTCCATCGGTTGGATGTCTTTGGGATCCATGCCGAACCGCTCTGCGATACGGTCGATGTCAACGTAGTGCTTCTCTGCAAACCACTGACAGCCAGCCATCTGCGAGTCGCGGCTGCTGCTATCCTGGAACGCGGCAAACGGCGACAGGACGCTAACAGAGATATCGCCTGGCGCATAGTCTTCAAAGAGGTTGGATTGATCCTTCTCAGCCTTCATTGCAGGCGTGAGCATCTGCTCAGGGATGACGCGCCGAGACTGAGGATCGGACAAGTAGAAGCGGTCAGGGTCGCCCTTCATCGGATCCCATTGGATCTTGAGGAACGATGAGCCGCACACGGCCTTCCACATCGTGGCCATCATCAGATGCCACTCGAAGTCGGTGACTTCGCGGATGTGGTCGAAGACCTTCTCGGAGAGTTGTGCTAGTTCGCGGTCACGGCTGGTGCCGGTCGGCGGACGCACACGGAACTTGGCGTTGACTGCGAGCACTTTCGCGCATGCGGCGAGCACACGCGAGCGCACGAGGTTGACCTTGTACTGAATCGCTTCGTCAGGGTTGTCAAGCGCAGCGTCGTAGAGCTTGCCTTGCTCGAAGAAGAACCGCTGCTTGCCCGACCAGAAGGCAACGTTGGAGATCCAAGACTCTTCGAGGGCGAGTCGTTCTAGGCGTGACTCATGAAGACCGACACGCTTGTCGATCATCTGGATGAGTTCGCCTTCGCTGTTATTGATCATCCTGCTCCTGCGGGTCTACGCGCCATGTATGCGCGAGCAATAGGTTCCGGCGAGACTTTCTCGCGATCAGTGATCTCCATAGCTCCGGCAACCGCAGCCGCTTGCGGCTTCTCAGTCAAGGCGAGCATGGCCTTCATGAGATCACGGTTCTGTTCTGCGAGGCGTAGGTTTACGCGCACAAGTGACCAGCACACTACCGCTACGGGCAGTGCGCACGTAAGCGATGTGATCACCAGTACTCCGAACTCCCAGCCATTCAACATGTCAGTTGCCATTGAAGAGACGCCTTCTTGGTTTGGGCGAGCTTAGACGCCTGTCGTAAGCAGCCCAGTAGCGTTCTGATTCTGTCTTAGGCATTGCTGGCTCAGGACGCAATAGGCCACGTGTCCATGACTGATCACGGACAGCGAGTGCAATGCCATACGCAATAACCATGTCATCATGCCCACGGGACTCCATTTCTCCCTTGCCGTTCCACCGCTGGTCGCGCAGTTCGTACAGCAATTCTTCGTCGTGGATGATGCAGTTGTCGTCGAACGCACGCTTGATGCGGTCGATGAGGAGGGGTTTGGTTGTGCTGTTAGTGTGCCAGCCAAGAACTTCTGAGACTTGTTTGGAAATCGTGTCCTGGCGTTGGCGCTTGTAGATCTTCTTGTAGCCCTTGTTGATGGCTTCCATGCAGGCGGTGTAGCCGTGGGCTGAAGGGTAGGTCTCGAACGCGAGCAGAGCTTCGTTGTAGTACCACGACAGCCAGGCACACTTCGGCCCCCACACGTGCGGGTCATCGCGTTCTTTCCAGCGAGCAACCAGCTCACAGGTTTCGCCTTCGATCACAACCGCAACAGCGAAGTCACCACGAGCAAGTCCACCGGCGGTGTCAGACGCAACGACATACTTGCGCCCTTCCTCAGGATCTTTCCAGATCTGAAGGCCACCGCGTGCGTAAGGCTCGAACTTGAAGTTCACAGCGAGTCAGACCGTCCGCTCATGTAGTGCAGGTCGTACTCTTCCTTCGTGGGCTGACCAGTCTTGCGTTTTGAGGTGTTCGGAGGGTAGTGCTTGAGGATCTCCCACGTCACATCCTTCTTGCCCCAACGCTCGTAGCCATACCGGCTTGCCATGATCTCGCTTCCGAACGGGCCATGCCACACACAGCCGTTGCTGACGATGTACTTCATACTGTCTCCACTCGCATACTGCCGACAAAACGCGGAGGGTTTTCGCGTGCTTGTCCGAGCAGGTAGTCAATCTTCTCGATATCGAACACAGGACGACCTGTGCTCATAAATGCTAGTTGAGGGCGCGACGGGTACTCTTGGTTGAACAACGAGAGGTCGTTCGCGATCTCTTTGTCTTGCAGCTTCTGCCGGCGCCACAGCAGTTGGTCAATGCTGACGTTCTGCAAGCCGACACCTACACGCACAGCCTTGGTCTTCTTCTCAGGTGCGCAAGTCTTGATCGTGAATGTGCCGTCCTGCGCGAACACGAGTTTGCGGCCTTGCTTGACTGGAGCGACCGTCCACTTGTCATCGCTAACGTAGCGACGGATGTACGTCTGCTTGAGCAGCCAACGCTCTTCTTCGTCGAGCGAGGCGTTTACCTGCTCGCGCATCTTCTCAGGGATCTGGCGATTGGATCCGTAGGTGCGCGTCCAACGGTATTCGTCGTGTTCCCACCACGCGAAGAACACGGCGTGCCATGGGTCGTTGCGTTCGAGCAGGGCTACATCGCGCTGCTTCCACGCACGCCAAAAGTCATCCCTGAACTTCCCTTGGTCGCCATTGGCGGTAGATTCGTCGAACCCGTACGTTCCTGGCAAGGTAGGGAGCGAAGCCATCACGCCAGCTTGCTTGCGTTCCGCGTCGGGCCAGTGCGCAGTTTCGGACAAATGCACCATTGTCCTCGTTCCGCCCCGACCTGGCTCGGGTGTTTCTGCGGATGTGACGTGGATCTCTCCTCGGATCGGGTCTGTCCATACTAGTGAGCTGGTGGCTTTGGACTTCATCTTGAAGTCCCATGTGACGGGTTCGTTGGTTTGCTGGTTGTACGTCTTGACCATAGACGTACGTGCGGTGTCAGCAATTTGCAGCAGGAGCTTCGAGCGGTCTTTGTTGTCGGCGATGATCAGTCCGCGAAAGTTCTTCTCGCGCAAGAGCTTCTCGAACATGCAGGCTTGCACGTAGGTGGAGAAGCCCATCTGGCGAGCCTTGAGGATGATAATGCGCACGGGCACACCGGCCATCTCCATCTGCATGATCCACGACTCAAGCCGGCGCTGTGCGCGGTTAAGTTTGAGCGGGTGGATCTTGCCGGCTTTGTCGCGGATGGGGAAGTATCGCTCGATCCACTCACGGCGGGAGAGGCGCGTGCGGATGAGCTGCACACCGGCTTCGGTGCGGATGAACTCGGGGGCTGGGGCGCTGTCGCCGTAGACGCCGAAGTTGCGATCAAACAACCCCGAGTACAGGTAGTTGTCGCGTACCTGCGTATCGGGGCTGGTCTCGTCCACGCGCTTTTGCAGCGCGGAGAGATCGCTGGACTTCGGGGTCTTGAACGCCACTACTGCTTCTCGGCGTCTTGCTGTGCGAGCTGAACCTTCTCGAACAATGCGTTGATCGTGGAGGCCATGCGGCCATCGATCTCGGCGATGTGGTTGATCATGGAGTCAACCTGCTGCGTGAACTCTTGGGTGGCTTTGCGGCGTTCCTCAAGCAGGTCAGCGATGATCGCGACGTGCTGCGAGCGCGAGAGCGAGTTCATGCGGTACGAGCGGCGGTTGCGCTCGCGAGACTTCTCAAGGTGGTACTCGCACATGCGTGTGTCGTCATGCACGGGCTTGGCGCACTGCACGCACTTCTTTCCTTCCTTCATGCGGCGGCGGTATTCGCGCATGTAGGTACGGAGCTTTTC